TACAGGTGGAAATGGTGGTTCAGGACAAACTTCAGGTTATCGTGGTGGCGGTGGCGGTGGAATGGGTGCTGATTTAACTGGTGATAATGGTGTTGAAGGTGGAGATGGAGGCGATGGTTATCGTTTTGATGGACAAGATTATTGTGCAGGAGGAGGTCATCAAGGCTACTACGGTGGTGGTGGCGGTGGTGACGTAGGTAATACTAACGTTGGTGGTAACGGTGGATGCCCACCTGGAGCTGCTAATGGTTATGGTGCAGGCGGTGGAGGTAGAAAAAATGACTGCAATACTAATGCAAGTGGTTCTGGTTCTGCAGGAAGCGTTAAATTTTTAACATACGAACAACCTACTATTGGTGGTAATGTTAATCCTATAACAAAAATTAAAAGATTATAATGATTGTAAGAATAGGCACAGATAATAAAGTAAAAAATACCTATGCTGGTGATAACTTAGATAATTTTGCTGAAGACGAAATATATCCTGATGATACATTTGTTGTAGTAAATGACCTTAACTATGTAGAAATAGGAGATGAATGGTATCCTGATGCACAACAAACTAAACCTGAGCAGCAATTTCCTAGTTGGAATTTTAATACAGAAACTTGGCAATGGGAACCTCCTGTTGCTAGACCTGATACAGAAATAGATGTTGTAAATCAATGGTGGAACTGGGACGAAGAGAACACACAATGGGTATTAGTTACTGAAACACCCCCAGAATAAATAAATAAAGGTGGAATATGTTATTCAATAGATTTAAAAAATCAGAAGTTGTATATTCATTTGATAAAGAATACAAAGAAGCATTAAGTATATTTAATGACCCTTATGTTTATAATGAAACAACACACGGTTGTCCTGCTGTATCTGTTAGCAGTACTAGACTTTATGCAATTAACGCACCTGCAGATTTAGAATTTATTTACAATCCTAAAACAAATCAAATGAATGCTAATTCAACAAGCACTAATACTTCCGATAAATTTACTAATCAAATAAACAATTTTTTAAGTTTTCAAATAGAAAAAAATAAAGATATTATTACTATACAAATAAATATGCCTTATATATTTTTTACAGATACAGAAGATATTGAAATTAATCTTTTACCTGGCACTGACATTGAAATGAATAATTGTAAATTTATTCCAGGTTCATTTAATATATACAATTGGAGTAGAACTTTAAACTTTTCTATACAAGTAGTAGATAATAAATCTATGGTTTCTTTTAAATGGCATATAGATAAGCCTATGATGTTTGTATTTTTTAATAAACCTGTAAATATATCTTATAAAATAATGAACGATAATATGTTATCAATGGTACAACAAGTTAAAAATATTGCTACAGTAAGACACAATATAATTAAAGTATTTAGTACAGTATTAAAAAGAAGGCCTAAAAATATATTATGAAATTAAAAGTAACACCTATAGACCCAACATTTAACTTTATTACAGATTTACATCCTATAATTCCTGCAAGAGAAGCACCTCCTAAGTGGTGGAAAACTATAAAAAGAGAAGGAGTTAATGAAGATTTAAGAAGTGCAGGCAATATTAAAACTTGTCCTGCTATAAAAGATATTATTAATTATGGATATATAATGCCATCTTGGTCATGGATGCAATTTATAGAAAAAGATGGAGAAGTGTATTGGTCTATGGGACATCCTGGTGTTGGTATTGAAAGTCATGCACAACAACAAATAGAAGGTGCTCCAGTAGAACCTTTACCATTAGGAGGAGTATTTAAGTTAGTATCACCATGGCAATTTGAAACTCCACCTGGTTGGGCAGTAATATTTAATGACCCATTTTGGCATGATGAAGATAGACCTATTAAATTTTTATCAGGTTTAGTTAGAACTGATGCTTTTAATGGTATTAATTTTCCATTTGAAATGAATAGACCTTTAGAAAAAAATGAAGTATTACAAGTAACAGCAGGTACTCCATTAATACATATGTCAGTTGTACCTATAGATGATACATTTGAATTAGAAGTTAATGAAGCTACACAAAAAAGTACTGATAATTATATAAGACAACAACAATCTGTTCAAGCTACACATACTAATCATTACAATCATACTGTTAAAAATTTTGACAAAAATAGGAAGTCATAACTCTCTATGTTATAATCCAATTTATGGATTTTATAATTGGTTTATTAATAGGTTATTTTTTACAAGATATAAGTTTTTATTTAAAAAAACTAACTAACTATGCCAATATAGACAGAGAATTTAAAACAATAGTAGATTTAGATAACGAATGGAACGCTGATGACCTCCCCTAATGGCAATGGTTTTACACAAAAAGAAATGCTTACTTTAATATTGGAAGGACAACAAGATATAAACAAACGTATAGATGAATTACACGAAAAAGTTAATCAAAAGATTTCAAGACAAGAGTTAAGTGGATGGCTTGTAGCTATTTCCGCATTGGTGGTGCTGATAAACAACTTAATGTAATGGAAGAAGACTTCACATTACCTGACGATATGTTTACAGACAACCCTGTATTTGTAGATACATCACAGGAGTTTGATGATGATTGCGGAGATGCGTGTAAAATATGAAAAAACTAGCAGTACTAACTGCAGTTCTTTTACTTGCTGTACCTATACATTCTATAGCAGAAGAAACTACAGTCACAGAAACATTTGATAATCAAGAAATAAATACAGATATTACATTTGTGTATGGAGCTAGTGACACAGTGGTAAGTGCTGCTACTTCACAAAGTCCTGATTGTGTTAGTACAGAAGAAGCAGGTCTTATAGGTATAGAAGATATGGATTGTTTTCAGAGTGTATATTTTGGTAATGATAGATATCAATTAGGTATAAGAGGTAGTTCAGATAATCTTACTATTGCATTTCCAAACGAACCATACGAAGTTGGTTTTAATTATGGTGCTATTGACCAAGAAAGTGGTGTATCAGGTGTTGTATATTACGACAATGGTGCATCAGAAAACTTTACACTAGATGTAAATACAGACATGACAGTAGCAGGTAGCAAGGTATTTGCAGTAGCAGAAGAAGTAGATACATTCATTACAGAGATAGTAATAGAAGGAATAACTGATTGGTGGCTCATAGACAATGTATACTATAAGTATGATGTACCTAATAACACGCCACCTAGTTCGACAACAACAACGTCCACCACGTTACCTGCGGCAGAAGATGTCGTCGAAGATAACATTACTACGTACCTTGCTTGGGACGAATATGGATGTCCACATCCAAACAATCCGTTATCGTATAAACAATATCTTGAAGCGGTAGAGAGTGGCGATTGGTTCGGTTATCAGCCTGGTGATTGCACTGATATACCTGATATTATTACTATTATTATCGAACCCGAAGAGGAAATAGATGAGTTGGACGAAGAGATACTTGGAGATGACACCCTCACAGAGGAAGATATTTTTATTGAAGAGGAAGTTATTGAGCTCACGGAAGAAGAAATAGCTGCTATTGAAGCAGAAATTGCAGCTGAAGAAGAGCGTTTAATTGCTGAACAGATAGATGCTGAAGAAGAATTACTTATACTTGAGGAACTAGAAGATAGTGTAATTATTCTTGAAGATTTATCTGAAGAAGAATTAGAAGAATTTGTAGATATTATACAAGAACTTGAAGATACTATTGAGATTATAGAAATAGTAGAAGAAATTATAGAGCTGGATATACCAGAAGATATTATAATTATTATTGAAGAAGAGGTTTTAGAAGATGATGTTGTTATTGTGGTGGAAGATGAAGAAATTGTCGAGGAAGTTTTGGATGAGCCAATACAGGAAGATGTTGAGGAGGAATCTCCAGAAGAACTTTCTGAAGAAGAAGTCGTTGTCGCAGTATCTGAAGTTGAAGAAATCGTTGAAGATATCATTGTTGAAGAAGCTACCACCGAAGAAGTTGTAGAAGTTCTTGAAGAAGTCAATGATATTGGCGTACAAAATTTAGATAAAGCTACCGAAGAAGTACAAGAAATAGTACAATCTGTAGTTGAGGAAGTAATTGATAATGTTGAAGAACTTACACAGGAACAAGTTGAGGTTGTCGCTGAGGTATTACAAGTTGAAACTGAAGATATTGCTATTATTGCAGAGGCTGTTAAATCAGATACTGTAGTAGCAGAAGCTGTAGAAGAATACGTGGAAAGAGCTGTAGAAAATGCAGACGTAGAAGATTATACCCTAGCTGATGTTGTTACAGAGGTACAGTACGAAGCATTCCTGGAAAATCCAATAGAAGTATTTGTAGATGTAGACATACAAGACATAAACTTATCAACAATAGGAAATGACATGACTCAAGACCAAAGAGAAAAAGCACAAGAAGTTGTAGTTCCAGTTATTTTGACTAGAATAATAAGTATTGCAGCATTTGTAATGAAAAAAAGCTTATGATTAAAAAAATATGGAACTGGTTTATAGAAATAATTAAAGAAACATTAAACCTTAGTTGGACTTTGGTTGGTTTAGTAATTGCTACACTTACCCTTACTGGGTCTGCACAGCAAGTTACAGGTTTAGCTACTATAATTACATTAGCTATATGGTTATTAACTATAGGCTTTAGAAAAGACAAACCACAAGGTGGTTCAAAGAAAGTTAGTAGATAATGTGTATGATTACAAGTCAACCAGATGGTTCATTTGTACAAATATGCAACTGCAAACATGGTAATTGTGAGGAGAATTAATGGCACATGCAAATAGAAAAGCAGCTTTAATAAAAAAACACGGGTTATCTGGGGTTAATAAACCTAAGCGTACACCTAAACATGCTACTAAATCACATGTAGTATTAGCACAAGAAGGACACAATCTTAAACTTATTAGATTTGGTCAACAAGGTGTGTCAGGTGCAGGAAAAAATCCAAAGTCAGCTAAAGATAAAGCTAGAAAAAAATCTTTTAAAGCTAGACACGCTAAAAATATTAAAAAAGGTAAAATGTCTGCAGCTTATTGGGCTAACAAGACTAAGTGGTAATTAATGGCAAAAACAATTAGTTGGAAGTGGGGCGACAAAACATATAAAGGCACGGTAATTCGTGAAACAAAAAACTTTATATACGCTAGAACACATAATGGTAAAACTAAAAAAATTAGTAAGAAGAAATAATGGCTTTACCTGGAGCATACGTTGTCAATAGCCCTAAATCTGGAGAGTTCTGTAATAATTGTGTGCATTACAGTAATAATTATTGTCTTAAATTTAATAAAGAAGTAGCACCGTTTGGTTGGTGTGCCGTATGGCAGGAGGTAAATCTTGAAGTATGAAGTATTAAGAATTAGTAGTGGTAAAGACTCTACATCTGGTTTGTTATTTGAAGTTGACAGAGGTCAACGTACATTTTTAGCATACACTTTAGAAGATGAGCAACGTGACATAAAAGTTTGGGGTGAAACAAGAATACCTGCAGGTACTTATAAACTTAAATTACGTACTGTAGGTGGATTTCATACAAGATATGCATCAAAATATGGTGGTATGCATAAAGGTATGATATGGGTACAAGATGTACCAGGTTTCGAATACATACTATGGCATACAGGTAATACTGATGAACATACAGCAGGCTGTTTAATACTGGGTAACACACAGACTAACAACCGTATAGCTAAAGATGGGTTCATCGGCAGTAGTGTTGATGCGTATAAATTTGTATATCCTCGTGTTGCTGCAGCTATTGAATCAGGACAAAATGTTGAGGTTACATATATAGATTATGATGGAGATAATAAAGAAACATCTAATAAGTCAACTGAAGATGTCATATTGACAAATACAGTTATGGAAAAATTACAAGAGATAAGTGGTGAAGTTCAAACTCTATCTGCTAAACTAGACTCCAGGAGAATAATATAATGCGTGGTACATTTAAATTTAAAGGTAATAAAAAACTTGGTAACGAGTTTGACCCTGATTTAACTGGTGAAGATGGTTTTAGTTTCGAAGATTACGATACAACTACACCTGAAGCTAGAGAAAATATCTATGGTGGTAGTGACGCAGTAGAAGGTGCAGGTAGTGATAGTCTTAAAAACGAATTTGATATGGAAAAATATGGTACACAAAATACACAACGTATGCCAGGTGTTGGAGATACAAGTTTTACATCTGATATAAGTAAAGTACCTACAAAAGATTTAGGTACATTTAAAGCTTTTTTTCCTAATGACCCAGAAGTACGTAATTTAATTGATGAAGTAATTGAAGAAAGAAACATAGCTACACAAAATTTAGTAGAATATACAAATAAACCAACAGGTGAAACAAAGAAAATCCCTATGGTTGGTCAACCACAAGGAAAAACCACAGCACCTATTAATCAAAGTGAAGCACCTAAGTACTACACACAATCTGAAATTAATAAACAGTTAAGTGGTTTGCAAGAAGAATTAAAAACTATAGATGATTATTTAAATAATAAAGATATAGAACTTAAACCAGAAGTACGTACTGCTTTAGCTGATGAAGGTTTTGCAATTATGGAAAATATAGAAATTGAAAAAGCTAAAATGGGTGTTTCTATAGAACAAGAAGCTGCTGCTGACCGTTTAATTTCTACAGCTAAAAATGAATTAACTGAAGAATTAATAGAATCTGGAACAGTAGACGTTGGTAAACAAACAAGTGAAGATTTTGTAGATAAAACATTTGACCAAACAAGAAGGTCTGCTGGTAATCAATCATTAACAACTAAAAAAGGTGTAGGTAAATCTTATGTTAGAGATATGACAGATTCATTTCCTGACGATGTAAAAGGTATTCTTGGTGACGGTAGCAATGCTGTTCAAAAACAAAAAGACCCTAAAACAGGAAAACAAGTTACTGCTTCTTTTGATTTGAATGACCAAGAAAATATAAAATTAGATAAAGCTACGAAAGATTTAAAATTAGCAAATGAAGCTTTAGAATATCATAACAAATTAGGTATGAAACTAGGACTAGATATGGTCGATATAGATTTTACAGCAGAAACTACTAGATTAGAAAATAATATTAAAAATGCTAAAGCAAGAAAAACTAAAGCATTAAATAATAAACAAGTAGTTGCTGCAGATGAAGTAAGTGTTAAAATTGAAACACCTGTAGGTGGTGGAGGACCCAAAGTTACTATTCCTAGTGCTAGTGCTGGTGCATATGGACAAACTGCTGAGTATTTAAAAGAATTAGAATCACAAAATTTAATAGATAGACCAAAAGTACCTGGAGAAATAAGATATAATAAATCGAAAAGTGTTACTCCTGGTGGTAGACCGGAGTTTTCTGTACCTAGTAACCCTAACAAAATTACTGACATACCTTCTGTAAACACAGGTAATATAGAAAATTCTCCTTCATATAAAAAGAAATTTGATGCATCATTTGAACGTATAGCTAAAGATTTAACTGAATCAGCTGGTGGTATATTTGATGCTAAGAACATAGACTCAGCTATAGCTAAAAGAGCTGCTGCTAGTGCAGCTACATTAGCCGCATGGTATGCTAAGAAAAATCCTGGTGTAGGTGCTGGTCTTATGATTTTAGGTGGATTAAAGAACCTTAACAAAAAAAAGGACTATACTAGATAATGTTTGAAAAGTTAAATAGAAAAAGAAATTCTGATGGGACGTTTAAGAAAGACGTAGCGTGGACTCCTTGGAACGAAGCATGGAGTTATAAAATGAGTGAAGAACTTAAAGACATGGTAGAGAGAGCCGTATGGACTTTCATTGAAGCCTTTATAGGTGCGTTAACAGTTGCACCATTAGTCGGTGTAGAAGCAGAAACATTACAACTAGCAGCATTAGCTGGTGGTGGAGCTGCGTTAGCAGTTGTTAAAACATACGCTAAGAAACAGATTACTAAGTAATGCCTGCACCAAAAACTAAAACTAATGTTCCTACTTGGCAAGATAGAAATGTCAAGAATCGTGGGACTAAATTAAATCCATAATGCCCAAAGAAAAAAAATTACCACCAAAAAAATATCAAGAAAAATTACAACCTATGTCACGTAGTACTAGACAATATGCTGTAGGTAGGGGACTTGTAGGTCTTGGTCAAAACGAATTAAATAGACGTATGAAACAACATAGAGAAATATCTAGAGCAGCTTTAAAAAAAGGTGATGCAGCTATGAACATTGTTAAAAATATGGAAAAAGTAGTAGGTATGCATGGTTCTCCTTATGGTGGTGATGTTTCAGGTTTAGTTCAACAAAGAAATACTTCGCTAGCTTACTCACAAGCACAATATAAAAAAGCTAAATTATTTCAAAAAAAGTTTGATACATTTAAAGCTTTAAGTAGATTTGATAAATAATCGCTAAGAATTTTTTATAGGTTACTTTCTCTTTTTAAAAAACCTTTTAATAAATCTCTGTATGCTACGCTTGTTCCGACTCTTTGTCTTCCGTCATATATATCATGATGATACTTACATAATATAGCTACATTATTAATATCAAACTTTCTTTTCTTACTTCCGCCCATACCTATGCCCTGAATATGTGCTAACTCTAACCATTTATTATCACCACAATAAGCCCACTCACATCTATTACCAGCACGCTCTATTGCGATTTCTCTTATATCTGAAAGACTTTCTGTCATACAGTAAAGTAATTACCTTTAGGTAAGTCCCAGGCTTTCATTACATCTGACCATCTAAACTTTCCTTTCTCCGCACTACCTTCGTAGATTGCGTTAGATGCTTTCATAAACATACCAGTTGTACATTTATTATTATCATAGTGTATCTTACTTTCATTAAGATGAATTAATTCTTCTATATAATCTAAAGTACGCTGCGTAACTTCACCATTGTCACTCTTTGTAGTAGGTCGCATTGAATGGTCTAAATTTGGTGCAGCTTCATTAGCACCTATTGTTATACGTCTAGGACATAAATTAGATTTACGTATTGTGTCCATAGTATGTGTCAAAGCTAAATGCATATCTTTTGTATTTTTATCTATAGACAACGTGGCATAGATAGGGTTACCTTGTTCTGTTGTCCCTAACAGTCTCTTACCACCATAGAAATCTGTTGCAGCAGCTAAGGCTTTCTTTTCTTGTAACCATGCTACGTACTTAAGTCTATTCTCTGGTATTGTTGTGTGCATACGTTGTTCGTTTGTAGTAAAAGCTTTAAAATTATTTGGCATTATTCTTCCTCTCCTAATTGTTCTAAATGATAATTGTAATCTATTACAAATTTGTCCATTAAGAATCTAAGTTTTTCCATGTCAGGTTGTACTTTAAAAGTATCACTCCCACATGCTTTGTTAAATTGATTAGCCCAGACTTTCATATATCTGGGATGTGTAAATATATTTATATTGTTTATGTCAATCTTCTTGTCCATATATCTCCTCCATTTCTTGTTCTAAATTCCATATACAATCATCGCAGTAATGATGTCCTTTGTACGTTGTATAATAAGGTGCTTTACATATTTCACATAGCATATTTAAAGCCATGTTAATATCTTGTCTTAATTTTCTAAGTATGTCTTTACTATTAGACCATGTCATCTACATGTCCCCACACTTTCTCACAATAATCACAATATACTTGGTTAGTTACCACGCATACTCTGTTTAATTTGTGTCCACAACAAATCATTATTAGTTCCTTTCCAACAATGTTTACTACTGTTCCAATGATGCCAACCATCATTATAAACTAACCAAGCAGCGACTGCTGTACTTGTTTCTGGGTTAGTTCTATCTTCTATTATACCAAGCTTAGGTGTTAACCAAGCCCAAGTTTTATCATTAAACTGCCAGAGTCCAACATCCCTAGTACCGTTAGTGTTATTACCGATAGCTTGCGGGCGGCCGCTACTTTCGCAATATATAACATTTAAAGCAATAGGAATGTCTTCCTCTTTAAAATACCTAGATACTAAGTCTGCATGTGTGGATACATATTTAATGTTATCTTGTACGTATAAACATTCTTGGTATTCAGGTAATGTATTAGCTGTAAGTAAAATAGGAAACAAACAGCCAACAACTATTTCTATCATTAGCTAATGGCAGCTTTTGTTGGTAGTTCAGTACAATAATAATGTACTAAGCCACGTTTTTTACTAGGTAAAGTTGTTATTTTATAACCTTCCTGCCTAAGATTATGTATAATTCCACCAAACCTATGGCAATACAACTCAGCTACAAACTCCCAGTTACTTATAGGACTTTCTCCCATGTATCTAGTAAGTATGTAAGCTACAAGTTGTGTCTTGCTTTTAATATAGGCTGGTATCTCTTCACCTCTAAATGATTCAGGTATCATTAAACCCTCCTTATCTCCAGCTATCAGGTGTAAGCACTTGTCGCTTACTTAATCCTCTATATCTGGTTCCTTTTTTAGATTTAGCAGCTCTACGCTGTAGTCTGTTCGCCATCTAAATTCCACTCCTCTGGTATATCACTGTTATCTAACCACCATGACTTCTTCCATTTACCTGTATGCATAGGACACTCCATAGGTGTCTTACCTGAACAAGTAAAGTCTGGACTTTTATCTGACTTTTTAGACTTCCTGTTATCCCATACCATTAATTTATTAGGGCATGGACATTTAAGGTCGTCTCTATATTTGTTCTGTTGTTCCATTTTATTAACTATATCTCCTAACATATCACCAGATTCTTGCAATCCTGGTTCTATTTCAGTTGCTTTTAAACCAACACTTTCTAATTTTTCAAGTAAATCCATACTTTCAAAATCATCTTGTGTATATTCTACAGGCATTTCTACTAATTTTTCAATCATAGATAGATACTTGTCTAATTGTTTATCAGACCATTCAGTTTTATCTAATGGAAACTTCATAGTCATAGCATATTGATTAGCTGTGCCAATTATTTTATGTAATGTTTCTGTATTTTGTACAGATTCAGTCATAGTTTGAATTGTTTTACTTATGAATGATAAATCCTGTGCCATTAGAATGGTGGTTCTTCTGCATCATCAGTACTACTTTCATCTACAGTAACACCTTCACTAACTATGCTATCCATAATTGCATTCATGCGTTCAACATCTTCCTTAGTAGGTTTATGTTCTTTCTTACGCATATCTACCTTAGTAACAACTATGTCATCTTCACGTGATGTTGCAGCTGCAGCAGTAGCTTCTTCTTCTGATTGTTTACTGCCTGACCATAGCTCTACGCCAAGGCCAAACCTCATACATGCACGTTTGAATGCATCAGACTCTGCGTCCTTAAGATTAGTACCATCATTGAACTTATCATTGTTCATTTTAAATGTATCTATGTCACCAAAGCCTTCATATGTTCCCATATGTTCGCCATCGTGTATACTGATAATACCTTTAGCACCTACAATTCTTTTCTCTCCATTGTGTGTACTATATACTGGTTCGCAGAACCAACTGTATTTAACTCCACTGTCCCTTAAACGCTCAACGTAATGTGCGTGTGGAACATAATCACCAAACTTACCAGCTGGTGCTTTCTTAACTAACTCCTGTGGAAAAGGAGATAGCAAATCAACAGTATCTTTCATACCATTCCTTCCTTCTATATTATGGGATTCCTTGCTTGGTCCCTAGTGGGAAGCAAGGAAGACCTTATTCTTCTTCTAAGTCTAGTAGTTTCCTTAAGTTATGAATACCACGTTCTATTGGTTCCATTTTAAAGTCACCATTGTCATTCATAAGTATAAAGTGTGGTTTATCTCCTAATCCACTGTACTCTATACTTTGTAAACGCCATATAGACTTGACATCACTGTCATTCATACTATACATTATACCTATATATACTTATTTTATGTAAGCTTTACTAAATATTCTGCTGTTACTCCGTGTTCTGGTTTAGCAAATAACAACCACTGACATGGTCTACCCATGCTAGCTAGTTGTTCTAAAGCGTATGTGTTGTAGCTTTCAGTACTACCATTAACCCATAACCTTACGTCATTAACATACATTGTTGTAGGTGTATGAAAATGTCCAGCAATTGCATAGTCAAAATCAGGCATTAAGCCACGACTAGCTAGTGCTTTCCATCCTAATAACTTCTTACCAAAGCCATACCAAGGAAATCCACTGTGTCCCCTGACATTGTCACCGTGCCATACAAAGAATTTACATCCTTCACCTACGTCTGCAATGTCAAACCAATGGTTATCACCTGTACTATCGGGAATAGTCCATGACATTCTTTTTTCATCTCTATATATCATTGACATAATTTTTCCTAGCATTCTATCTGCATTAGAATCTGGATGGTAGTCTTTACGTGCTCTACCACCAAGGCTGCCATGATTACCTATAACCCAATGTACTTCTACTTCATTAAAATTAGCAAGTAGTATGTCAAAGAACTTTGTCAATATTCTAGGTCCATCTATTGTCACTTGGTTATATAAACTAGCATCAATAAGATGTGTTTGTCCTGGAAATATAAGTTCACCTTCTACTATATCACCAGCAGCTAGCACTACGCATTTGTTTACTGGGTGTGCAGAACGTTGTACATTTGTCAACTCAACTATCTTGTTTGCGTATTCAATTACACGTTCTTCTGCTACTAATGTGTTATAATCAGGAGTTACTTTCGCTAATTGTATGTCAGATAACACTGCAACAGCAACTTCTTCGCTCTTAGTTCGCTTACTTAAGCTTGGTTTAGGAACTTTAGGTTTGTTCCATGTTCTTAAATTAGTTGATACTGCATCGTATACTGCGTCTATCATGTCAGCTTTTTTATTTTTAGCTTTCTCAAGCTGTTTTAATAAACGTAAGTTATCTGATTTTAGTTCTTGAATTTTAACTGATTCAGCTTCAGCTAAAAGTTTTTCGATATTAATTTTATCCTTCGACATTAGATGCCAAATTACCAAAGTGATTTCTTACTGCTGATTCACTTATTTTAATATTGTAATGTTCTTTTAATAATCTTGAAACAACATATGGTTTAATTGGTCTTCCCGCTATCACTCTTTCCTCACAGCCATCCCAAAAAGGTTTAGCTTCTTCAGTGATTCTATTAAGTATAGCTGTTCGTTTACCATTCTCTGCTTCGTTAAGTAATTCATCTATATTCATGGTATTCATTATACCAGCAGTGTTAGGAATTACAATCATTGCCTGGAACTATTCTACTTACCTGTTACCAAGGTCAACGCATATGCCGCTAACATCGTATCGTGTTCAGCATCTTAATAGATTGATATTAATCCCTACTAACTTGTGAGTTATTGTACATTGCGAATAGGTTTGATACTTAGTGCATTAGTTTTATATTTTTTAACGCTATCAAACGTACGTTATCTCTTCATAAGAGACAATGATTGTTTACCTAATTTATATTATTACATAATACCTTTCAATATGTTCATCGCTTTTATGCCCTCTCTGCCACGTGAAACGCTTCATCGCTGGGACTACACCAGCTTCTTCGCTTATTCACTTTTGGCATCCGGGCATAAAAAAAGTATGTGTGAGAGTGTTCACTATGGGATATTGTTGACAATTATTTGAAGTATATACCTGTTGCAGGTTCTCTCTGCACTCTATTCTCTCACTAAATATAGCTTTTATAAGCGGAAAGGAACACCTACTGTCTTGCGACATTACTATATTCCATACCACTATAGCACTGTATTTAATTTAAGTGCGTGTTCCTTAACTTCATCTACATTTTTGAGATTAATAATTCTGTGTTTAGTACATAAATCATAACATTCTTTAAGTAAGTTAAATGCACTAGAGTGTTGCCCTGCACCAAAAACATACATATCAGAAACCCATATACGTCTAGCAGGCATAGTTGCTAACCATTGCAATGCAGGACCATCAACAACATTACCTCCACCTGAATGTTCGTCTAAGTAAGTTTGGTCTACACGCATACCATTTTTAGCAATAACACGTAAATCACCAGAAGAACTAAAACCATTGTACATAGCTATGTTTACAGCAGGTAACAATTGCATTATTTCTAATATATCTTCGCCATCAAATTGCATAGAACCTGATGCGTCTATAAGTATTGTTCCACCTTTAACATTTTGTTTTTGTTTAAATATCTTTTTATCAACGCAATATCTATTAATGTATTTAGGATTGTAACCATAATCACTAGCACGATAATCTCTAGAGTTCTTTAATCTACCTTGTAAATTGACAGTCATTGGTGGTGTATGTGTTTCCATATCTCCCCAATGTCCTATACCAGAATGTGATGATTGATAAGTCATTTTTTCAATTAAGTCTTTACGCATACGTTGTTCTAAACTATCTAAATCTATTAATTCTCCATTTTGAGATTCAGATTTATCTATACATTCTTGACATAATTCATCTTCAGAACACTCTGAACCAGATGCTGTATTATTACCACAATTTTCTTGTTGTTCACCTTCATTTGTAGAAGGTTCAGGTTTAAATACTTCATCGGGTTTAGGTTTATCCATTAATTCGTTAAGAACTGCAGATAGTTTTTCTGCCATCTTTTGTACTTTACGATAACTAGGTATTTGATTCCATCTATGGTTTTGTATAGCTTGTACTTGATTAACAATTAAATTACGTGCAAAATAAATTTCAGCTTTTCTTAAATCATGATATGGACTATCATCATCCGCTGCTAAATTTAATATATTCATATAATTTGCATATTGTTCACTGCCTTGTACTTTTCTATAGTTATTATCAGTAGGTTCAAAAGAAACTAAGTTTATACCATGTAAAACTAAATCAGCAACTGAACCATTTTCTATTAATCTTCTTGTATTCATAAACAATTCATCATTACAAAACATATGTTCATCAATACCTAATTTACCTTTAAAAGCTAATAGATATTTAACACGAATGTTTTCTATACCTTTAAGAACGTCTAATCTAGTACCTCTCATTAACTTACCTACAGTTTTAGGTGACCATTTAGCATGTGCTAATTCAGTTCTTCTAATCATTCTGCTGTGATTATGTCCACAATTTTCACAATTTCTGTCCATTGGAACATACATTTGTTTATTAAGATTATCAGTACTAGCTTCTTGTCCGTCAGTTAATTCTAATACGCTCCACTTATCCCCAGTTACTATCTGAGGATAAGGATAAGCTTTATCTGAATGCATTACGCTTTACTTAATTCTATTGCGTCAATTAATTCAGCAGCATTTGCACCGAATACTAATTTACCTGCAGTTTGTGCTGTAAAACCTTGTGACTGTAAATCAAAAAATTCTTTCCATGCACGTACAGATATTCTATCTTCAGCGTCATCTACCATTGTTGTGTCTGTTATAACATCATGCCATTCATCTGGAAATTGTTCCATTGCCATTGGATGAATACTATCGACATGTATTTTTACAGGAAATCTATCCTTTAACGCAAGTGGTAATGATTCTGGTGGACTGTTAGTAGTCGCTACTACTTGAAAACCTTCAGCAGGTCTTACAGTTTCTTTAGTATCATTGTTTAGTGTCAACATTGCTATGTCTTGGTCATCCAATATAGCGTGTAAGAATGTCATTGCGTCTGGTGAAGCGTGGTCTATCTCATTGATAACCAATCTACCGCCATTACGCCATGCCTGTATAGCAATACCATCATGCCATTGAAATGTACCGGTGCTAGATGGTTTATAAAAACCCTCTAAGTTTGCACTAGCAGTATCTTCTGTCATAGTAATTTGGTATACATTAGGATTACCATTCATATCTAATGGTGTTGTTTGCTTTACAGCACTATATGTTTTACCTGTACCTGGTGGCCCGTATAATAATACACGCCTTGATTTACCTAGTACTTGTTTAATTAAGTCCCAACAGTCTTGTTCAGCCATTGTAAACTCCTTTCTATTGTCTATTCTTCTTCTGTAGTAGTAACAAATTTACAATAAATGTTAATTTTATTACTATCGTTATCTTTTCTTTGAGATATAACAAACTTACCTTTGCCATTTAAATGTACAATGTTTCGTTGTGTCATATTCTCTATGTTTGCTTTAACGCCACTAATCCATTTATCTGATTCTCCTATCACATACCATATATCTGGATTAGCAAGCAAAACTCTTACTTTTTCTGTAGTTAACAAGCTTGGTTGTCTACCTTTTTTATTTAAATTAGGTTCTGGTGGTTCAGAACGATACATACCATCAGGAATCATCGTCTAATCCTTTTAAAAATTCTTCAGCATCATTACCAGTGTCACTTGCATTTTGAATAATATTGTCTGTTGTCATACTTAACAAAGTATCTTCGTCTTCTGCTAAATGTACTTGAATACTTGTAGGTTGCATGTCAAGCCAACCTTTAAATACACCTCTGTTTTCAGCGTCTTGTCTAATAAATTCAATATCTTCTTTTGTATAGCTTTCTTGTGACTCATATAATGGATGTCCATTAAAATAATCTGTCATAGTTTCAGCTCTAGTAATTTGAATTATCCACATGGCTCTTTCTATAGCTTGTAACGCAGTTTGTGCATGAACATGAACTCTCCATACATCAGGTTCTTCCATAAAAGCATCACCTGGTTTGTCATCATGACTGTCAAAACCTGCATAAGCAACAACAACCATATAATCTAATTGGTCTTTTTCATCTTCATGAATATAATTAGTTCCCATAATTATTCCTTTCTTTCTTTGTGGGCATATTAGGCAAAGAAAGAAAGGGAGTTCAACAGGTTGGGCTGTAATGATTACTCCCCTCTTTCTTTGTTACTATCCTTCCACCTAACAACAGCACGCTATTGTATCATTGTTATAGATAGCTTGTAACACACAAGTACAAAGGTGGGTATATGACTTCCCAATCAAACCTATGTGCTACAAGCTACCTACATTTTGGTCTAACCGGCTAGAAAAGGGAATCTAGCAATGTAAGTAGCATTCTTGCGTTTCAATTACATGCGTAATTAAACTTTAATTTTTATTAATTCTCATGTTTTTTACATCCATTTTCATTTGTTCAAAATCTTGAACATATTGTCTGTAAAGTTCATCAGCATTAACAATAGGATATTGGCTAACACCATCTCCTTGGTCCATTTCTATTAACCAAGTGTTCATTATATTAATGTTATATTTTTCTGCAATGTCATTTAATAACATCCATGGTTCTCCCCATGCACTATCAAATGAAAGTGTTACTTCTCTAATACCTTCTGTTGTTATATCAGAAGTTATTACAGTTTGACAATCTCCCCATTTGGTTCCCCAATTTCTGTATTGCCAATCAACTGGGTCACAAGTACCATGTTGTTCTGTTATTTCTAATGCATTAAGTTCAAGTAATGGTGTAACTTCTCCATCTATTTCAAACCATTGTGAATATTTAACTTCATCTATAGTTCTTGAACCAGCATGCATATTTTTAAATACATCTGGTATTGGATTAACCTGTGTCATGTCTATAAAGTAAGTATCATCAGCTCTATCATCTGTTATTTTTATGTCATTCATAAATTGATTTACTTTGTCAGCATCACCTGTAATTTCACATTTGTTAGATGTCCAATTAGGCATCGTCATCCTCCTCTAATTCTGCGAACATTTCATTAAGTTCTATTAATCTAGTTTTTACACTATCAGGTACAGATTTCTCTATATCTTTGTCATTCAAAAATTCAGTAAAATTGTTACGCACTTTTTTATCCGCAAGTGTATTCATGATTACCTTATTTTGAAATCTAGGACTTTTATCACCTAAATGTTCTACTATTGTTAATTGAATTGTAGCCATTAAAGATATTCTATCTCCAATTGCTTCCATTGCTTTTACCATATTTTCATGTAAGTCCATATGGTTTGTATCTTTACTCATATTTATCCTCCTTTTGTGGTGTTGTCCACATATCAAACGAATACTCAACTCCGTTGTCAATTTCCATTAACATTGAAGTTACATATTTATCAGCTTCTTCCAGTGTTACATCTGGATTAAAATAAAAACTAACTGCTAATTCATTTAGCTTTTGTTTTGGGTCAGTTGATTCGTATTCGTATATATCCATCATTCCTCCTCTGATTTAGCATTACTTAAGAAAAATGTTACTTTATTACCTTGTGTTCTTCGTGTTACAAAATAATCAGTTAAATTTTCTCTTTTGAAATAAGCTTTATAATAACTTTGTGCAGAAGTAGTTTGACTTTTTAACTTTTGTAAATCCGTGTTAGACAATTCAAAGAATTTAATAAACTTATTAGGATTATCTTTTGCTAATGCTAAAGCTACATCAAATTCAGGTACATGATATGGACTAACATAATTTTTCCATCTTCTTCTACCACCTAATTCAGTATTATATTCGTCTCTAAATTGATTCTCATCTAAGATACGAATTTTACCAACTTCATTTTCCATTTATTCCTCCTCGCTACTACTTGATTTTCGTAACTCTTTATCAACTTGATATTCAACAGCTTCACTTAACATACGACACCAGTTCTTGACATTTTCATCAAGACTTTCATAATTTGTATGATTAGCTGCGTTATTTAAATCTCTAACAGTCCATTCAATAACAGTTTTTAAACTATTGTTATCTAGTTGTTCTAATTTATCGCTAATACTCATATTACATAGTCCTTTCTTTTAAAAAAATAATGCCTGCACCTTGCAGGGCATATTCAGGCAAGGTGCGGGCACGATTAGTATTAAAAAGGACTGTCATCCATTTCTTTGGTATCTATATTTAAATAATTTAAATCATTAAGATACCTAGTGTTAGCTTCTTGTTCTCTAGTGTTTATAATTGCTTGTCCAACAACACGCTTGATGTTTTCCATTTCATCTTTATTTAGAATTTCCTCAAGCGTAGTTAATGCACTTGCAACTTTGTCTACATTTAACATAATTTCCTTTCAATCGTGGTAGGTGGCGTTCTTAATATGCTCTTACTTTATATCGCTTTGAAACCTACCATAATTAAAAGTAAATGAATAAACTATTTTCGTTATTAATAATAACTAAGTCTTTCGTCCCATATGTGCAGCTACATTACTACCTGGGAATATTCACTTACTTTCAATAGTATATATTATATACCATAGAGTGTACAAAAAAGTTATACACTCTAGCTATACAATTAGAATAAACTATTTTGTTTAGCAATATTATTGACTTCTCTAGATGACACTTTGAATACATTCCAGCCATTGTGTCTAACAACATCAATACACATGTCGCTATGTATATTTAATGGATAGTCGTATGGTTTTCCTGGGGCTGGTTCCCAATGTGCATCTTTCTTAAAGATTATTGGTAGAAAACATACACGACATGTCTTTTTGCTTTTGAATTTATCGTTCATAATTTCCTTTCCTTAGTAGAAATATAAAAAAAACAAAGGGGGAACTTAATCCCCCAATGTTCCTTTGAACTAACTTGGTTCACTACCGGCCATTACA